ATGACACAGAAAGAATTTCAAGACCGAGTTAAGATGCAAGTTTCCGCAGGGGAATATACAGCAATCGAAGTGGTCTATATGAATAGCGACCTCGAAAAAGACGAGTTCTGCAAGATGTGGGCAAAGATGAATGCAAAGCGCATCGCCGCATATCGCAAGGCAGAAAAGGAAAAACAAGAGAAGCACGAGCGCATATCGCTTCTCGCTTCCACAAGGGAGTTGCTTAGAGAGCTTGCCTATCGCAATGGTTGGGATGCAAGCCCGAAACAGGTACTTACTCCAAAGGTTATCAAGGCTCTTGACAAAGTAGATATTTACATCACGGAGTACAACTATGTAAAAGGTTGCACCGATTTAAAACCAATCAGTACGCTCATGTACGAAATTAACGAATACATCAACAATCAAGTAGCATAAATTCTTAATCAGCAATGAAACGAAATATCATCAAAGAAGTAAAGTATAAAGGTCATACAATCACAATGTTTGAAGATGATTTCCATCAAGAGTTCACAATCATAGATGGTGACTGCTCAAAACTATATGACAGCATTACAGATGCAAAGAGGGTGATTAGAGGTGAACAACCTTTCTATGAAATAAACTAAGTTTAATCAGCAGGACGAAAGCAATAGTAAAAGTCTGTAACGAATCGCAACCCCAAATAGATAATCAATCCCGGCCGGGCTTGACCACCTTGCCGGGAACTCAAACAATAATATCAGGTATATGGAAAATCAATTAGAAATTATTAAATCCAATCTCCCTTATGGCTATGAGGGGAGCATTGCAAAAGAAGCAGGATGTTCAAAAGGCACAGTACATAATATCCTAAACAACAAGCCTGCATCTGCCCGTTCATCTTATAAGGCTAAAGTTCTCACAATAGCAACCAGAATGGCTAAAGAAGCCTTGGAAGCCTCAAAAGGAGTTTCTAAAGCGGCAGCCGAATTAGAAACATTGCAAAATGGAACTACAAGCGAACAATGAATTAACCAAGCGTGAAAATCAGATCGCCGGACTTGCCTTTTGCGGACTCGCAAAGAAAGAAATGGCAGACAGGCTTCACGTGGCTTACGGAACTATCAACGTATTGCTCGACAAAGCATACAAAAAGACAGGAACCAGCAAATTAAATGAACTGGGGTCATGGTGGGCCAATAGAGTATTTACTCTAAACATAGATTTTCAACAGCTACAAAAAACGATTATAGCTCTTTGCTTCTTGGGAATAGCAATATTCCAATTTTCAGTAGATAATCATCACGATTATTACTACCGAACAAGAAGAGGAAGAACGCAAAGATACAAGACAGAAGAAATATCTCAACCTAATTATAAACAGGCAGCATAGCATAGAGTTGCAATGTGTTTCAGATAGTGAAGAAAGCTCGTAACCAATAATTAACCAACCAAAGAAACAGCTAAAATGGGAGAAAGATATTTAGAAAGAATTGTAGCAAGCGGCATAAAAATCGGAACGATTCAGACGCTTAAAGCATTAGGACTACTGCCGGAGGTGGTAACAATCTCCCAAGCAGAAAAGATATACGGACGTCGTCTCATTACAGAATGGCGTAGTAAGGAATGGATAAAGTTTTATCCTGCTAAGAACAAGGAACGCGGCAAGTATTATGTGAAAATGTCCGAACTGGAAACAGCAAGTGCCATGATGGATATTCATAACAAAGTACCGGCCAACATAATCAAAGTATTAATGCAAGTACCATGACTGCAAAAGATATACAAATAGGGCAGAACATTTCAGCCGGATTCTTTTTCCGGTGCGGACATTACGGGGATGATGTGGACTACGCCATTATTACCGGAGTGGTTATACGCAAATTGGAATGCTATAATCAGGTGCTTGTTGATGTCGATTTAGAACAATCGTTTAATAGTCCCGGCAAATCAGTCTGGGTACGGTTAGACAAAGCAGATTTTAATATTAACAACTAAAATTCTCATTATGAGCAGTATTATTCAAGTTAAGATGGAAGAGCTAAATGCGCTTCCAGCAACGAAAATTGTCGAAAATGAAGGTGTACAAGCAAAGTTTATTCAAATGTACAATGCAATTTGGGGTACGGATAAGGGTGAGCAGATGTACCACAAAGAAGTATTCAATTTTCAAAAATTACTTCGGGATAACCCCGATGTAGCCACTTCAAGCAAAATGTCCCTTTATGGCTGTTTCCTTGATATCGCAGTCAATGGACTAACATTAGACCAGACAGGGCATCCGCTCTGCTATATTCTGAGTCGCAACTGCAAAACTGGGTACAAAAACGAACATGGGAACGATATTTACGAAAAACGTGCATACGTTTCAGTTACCGGCTACGGTGAACTTACCATGCGTATGCGTGCCGGCCAAATTAAATATGCTGACAACCCCGTCGTCGTTTATGAGGGAGACCATTTCAAGGCATCTTTAGTCAATGGAGTAAAAAACATCGAGTATGAAGCACAATGCCCCCGCACATCAACCAAGGTTATTGCAGCATTCATACGCATTGTACGCAATGATAATTCAGTGGACTATCAATGGCTCATGCAAGGGGATATTGAACGCTTGAAGCATTATAGCGAAAAAGCAAATTCCAAATGGAATGAGCAGACCAGACGGAGAGAACTTGGTAATGCCAATGCTTTATACACTTCCAATAATGGCGGTATTGACCCCGGTTTCCTTGAAAACAAAATGATTAAACACGCCTTCGACGCATACCCTAAAGTACGTACCGGAAAATATACCATTATGGCAACCGACCAGGAGGAAGAAGAAATCATCGATTATGGAATTGTGGAAGATGCCAATATTGCACAGGAAGACCCAAACATTCCTTTCGGTGAAGAAAAACAGCTCACCGCACCGGAACCGGTATCTGTAAATGTCAGCAAAGCAGATGAAGAAGAAGGATTCTAACCATTAATACTTAAAGCTATGTCAACAGAATTAATAAAAGTAGAAGAGTTTACCTCTTTAATGAAAAGTGCCCCTGACGCCTTAGGCAAGAACCAAAAATCAATAGCCAACTGTAATTCAGCGGGACAGGCAATCTTAGATACGATTCAAGGAGAAGGTATGACTGATGAATTGGATGCCAAAGCTGCGGAGTATCTGAAGAAAGTCAATGTTACAATTACCAACATGAAAAGCCGTCGTGCGCCTGTTACCCAACTATTCGACCGTATCCGGTCCATTTTCACGACAGATGAAAAAGCTATTGACCCAAAAGACAAATCAACAATTCCGGGCAAAATAGCTGCAGAACGTGACAGATATGCAGCACTGAAGCGTGAAGAAGAAAGAAGGAAGCAGCAGGAAATGCAACGACAAGCCAATATTGAAAAGGAAAAAGGAACGTATCGGCTTGCTATTGAACAGGCTATCAATACACACATGAGTTCCTATTTTGCCGAACAACAGAAGAATCTGAGCCATATTTGGGAAAGCATTACACTGGCTACATTTGAGCTGAAAGAAAAGAGTATTAGAGGTTGGTCAACTCTGTATCCTCGTGAGCACTTCGACACTTTCAATAAAGATATTACAACTTACTATCTGGACGCACAAACCAAAGAGAATATCAAGGCTGAAATTCTAAGCAATAAATATTCCGCTTTCTCTCAACAGTATAAGTTTGACATGGAGGATTTACGTCAGTCATTTATCGACCGTCTTTCCTCCAAAAAGCAAGAACTTATTGAGGAAGAAGAATTACGCAAGAAAGATGCTGAAGCTGCTGCCAAAGCGGAAGCCGAAAGGAAACAACGGGAAGAAGAGGAGCGAAAACAACGTGAACTTGAAATACAGCAAAAAGAACATGAGCAGCAACAAAAAGCGGAGTCTTCTATACAATCCGCACAAATGAATAGTCTGTTTGCAACGGCTGCCGCTTCTGTTACAACAAGGACCAGCAAAGCCAAAGTGACTGAAAGAATTAAAATACTACACCCTGCCGGCTTCTTGGAAATATATCAGATGTGGTGGATAAATGAAGGTCAGAACCTGACAATAGAAGAACTTGAAAAAATCCACAAAAAGATGATTTCCTTCTGCGAAAAGAAAGCTAACAGCGATGATGAAATGAAAATCAAATCAAAATATATCCGATACGAAGAAGAAGTTAAAGCAGGAAAGTAATGGCAAATCCGGATTCATATTACTTGCGTACAGAAGTCAGCAACTCCGATCTGACAGAACTCAAAAACTATCTTTATCCCCGTACCCAGTATGGGGATAAAGAAAAAGCCTTCAAGTTTGGGACATTGGTAGATGCACTTATTACCGAAAACGAACGGGTACATTATAGTAAGCGCATGGTGGATGATGTAACCTATTCACGGGAAGATTTCGAGTTAGGCCTTGCCATGAGGGAAGCTTTAAGAAAAGAGGCAAGAAAAGACGAGTTCCTTAGAGCCGTTCTTTCCAACTCCGACACACAGAAATTCATGGTAAACAAATCCCAGCGATTTCTCTACGGAAACTTTGAGTACACTCTTGATACCCGGTGTAAATGGGATTGGTGGTTACCTGGTTTTGGATTTGGCGGAGATTTAAAGACCACTTTTGCAGAATCACAAAACCAGTTCAATGAAGCTATAGATTTTTTTGATTGGGACCGTTCCAGAGCATGGTATATGGATATAGCAGGAAGCCAACAGGACTTTATCTATGCCATCAGCAAGAAGAACCTGAAAATATTCAAAGCATTCATTAGACGAGACGATGATACCTATAAACGTGGAAAAGAGAAGTATGATGAATTGGCTTTTAAATGGTGGATGCTCTTTTCTTGATATATTTTAATCGAAAACGATATGAACATACTTATCACACCCAAAGAACAAATCTGCAAGGAACTTACAGATATTGACTCATTCCTCAATATAACAATGAGCGAAAATGCAGAAGAAGCCGTATTGCGCGGAAATGACTTGGCTGTATATGTCGCCCGTTCAGGCAAGTTATTAGCTGATGCTAAATATTGGCTTAACGAAGCCATGAATTCCGAAACAATGAAAACACTTGCCGAAACAGCCAAAAATGCCAAGGCTACAGCTACGGCAATAAACGCTTTAGTAAACTCCCTTTGCAGGGAAGAACGATATTTGGTCGATTGGTGTGAACGGTGCAATCGAACCGCAACACATCAGCTATCATGGTGCGTGACAGTAATAAGCAAAGCCAAAGAAGAAATGAAAATGGCTGGTATGTACAACAATAACAACAGACAAAAATGCTAAACGACCAAGAAGCACCCAAATACTTGCTTTGGCTTCTTATAGCCATTATCCTAATGGGATTAGACGAAAACATTACTGGATTCCCATTCATCATGGGAGCCGGTATAATCATATATCTATTTATTAACATGCTTATTCTTACATCAAAGGATGAGCCTAAAAAAGAGAACAATGGAAACTGCAAAAATTGACATCAAGCAGGCTGTCATTAAAAAAGACAGATTAAATGTTGTGTACAACGAGCGATTCACAGAAGCCAACTACACAAACAAGGTTACCAAGAATTGCGACCAAATCGTACATTCCGAACTGAAGGAGATTTTTAATCACTTGAAACTGCATCTTGTGGTATTATGCGAGCAACCCGAAGCGGAAAAAATCTACAAATCAAGTTTTACATCACCGGGCTTTGATGAAACTCTGAATAACTACTTCATTACCGGATATGCCAATGATAGCAACGATGGAGTACCGGGTATAACCATAATGGGAGGCAAATTACTACAATCCGGTAAAATTGTGGATTTGAAAATCTTTACTCCATTCGGAGACGAAGAATATAAATTTTCAGAAGAACTACAAATAGATGCAGCAGCTTGCGATGCGGAAGTGGAAGCATATCTCTTTGAAGAGAAATGGGGCATTAAGCAAGAGCGGTTAGACTTTGATAGCGATATCCCCGATGAAGCTGTTACCGATACAGAAGAACTTCCTGCAGAAGAAGAAAAGCCTAAAAGAAAAGGCAGAAAGACCAAAACTATAGCTCCTGCCGCTTAATCAAATTCGGGGCTGATTTCGTCAGCCCCATAAAACTCTAAATTACAAGTCATGATTATAGAATTAAAAGGAAACGTTTTTGAAGTTACTTTCAAGTACAAGCCCACTATTGTTGACAGAATACGTCAAATCACAGGCAAGAGATATGATGGAAGCAGAAAGAAATGGCTTATTCCTGTTTCCAGTCGTGTCGAACTTGAAAAAATGGTCTATCAAATCAGACCATTTGAAAATATCCAATGGGTTACAGGACAACAGAAACAAGAAGAGGAAGAAGTTGCGTACAATATACCGGAACTACCGGAGCTTGATATTCCCCACTTACTAAAAGTAAACCCATATCCCTATCAATTAAAAGGAATTGCAAGAGGATTACAGCTCAAACGATTCATGAATTGCGACGAGCCGGGCCTTGGAAAGACACTGCAAAGCATTGCAACTATTAATCTTGGGAATGCCTTTCCTTGTTTGGTTATTTGTCCTTCTGCCTTAAAGGTTAATTGGGAAAGAGAATGGCATAAGTTCACAGATAAAAAGGCAATGGTACTGACGGATAAAGTACGAGATACATGGACTTTCTTTTATCAGACTGGCATGTATCAGGTATTCATCGTTAATTATGAATCGCTTAAAAAATACTTTGTACAACGTATCAAAAAAGAATCTGGTTGGACTTTAAGAGATGTGGAATTCAGAAACAGCATCCAACTTTTCAAATCTGTAATCATTGATGAAAGCCACCGTTGCAAATCATCATCCACTCAGCAGGCTAAATTCTGTAAAGGTATATGCAATGGTAAGGAATGGGTTATTGAACTTACCGGAACTCCAGTTGTCAATAAGCCTAAAGATTTAATTCCGCAGTTATCTATCCTTTCCAGAATGGAAGATTTTGGAGGATATAAGACATTCGTCAATAGATATTGCTCCGGCCAAAATGAAGCATCAAACCTGAAAGAACTTAACTATATGTTATGGACTAAATGTATGTTCCGGCGTGAAAAGTCATTGGTGCTGACAGACCTTCCCGATAAAATACGACAAGTAAATACTTGTGAGATAACTAACCGCAAGGAATATATCGACGCAGAGCGTGATCTTATCATGTACCTACAGAAATATAAAGAAGCGGATGATGAAAAGATAGAGAAAGCATTACGAGGTGAAGTCATGGTACGTATTAATATCCTCCGCCAAATATCAGCCAGAGGGAAAGTACGTGATGTTATTGAGTTCGTAAAAGACTTTCGTGAGAATGGAAAGAAAATCATCCTCTTTTGCTCACTTCACGAAGTGGTAGATCAACTGAAAAGCTATTTTCCTACGGCTGTATCTGTAACTGGAAGGGACTCACAAGATGAGAAACAAAGAGCAGTGGATTCTTTTCAAAACAATCCCAAAACAGATATTATCATCTGTTCCATTAAAGCTGCAGGAGTCGGACTTACCCTAACAGCATCAAGCAATGTTGCCTTTGTTGAATTTCCCTGGACTTATGCCGATTGTTGCCAGTGCGAAGACCGTGCGCATCGTATAGGGCAAAAGGATTCTGTAACCTGTTACTATTTCCTCGGCCGACGTACCATTGACGAGAAAGTTTACCGTATCATTCAAAATAAGAAAGCCATTGCCAAAGATGTTACCGGTTCCACGGAAGATATAGAAGAGAATATCGTTGATATGGTAGCGAATATTTTCAGCACAGATTATGATGATGAAGGTTTCTAAAATAACACCACAACAAAAAATAGACCGGCTGAAAAAAGCCGGCTATCAAGTTCAAGAAAAAGGTAATAAAATCCGTGCCGCTAAAGGTTCTTTGATAATCAATGGCACTATAAACCAAGTACACAAAGAAGTTTTTAACCGATAATTATATTGATATGAATACGTATAGCAAATATGTACCCAATGTTTTTCTCGCAAAATGCAGTGAAAAACACGAAAAAGGAGAAGTTATTGAAGTTACAACCAAATATGGCAAAGAGAATGAATGTATTGTATTCAATCTCATCTATGAACGTGAAGGCTTTTATTATTACTCCATCGTCAGAGCTGACGGATTTAATGTGCAAGAATGGGCCAAACAAAGAGCCGAGCGCCGCCATGATTGGGCCCAGTCTGCCGGACAAAAAAGTAACGAATATTTCAACCGCTCGAACAAAGACAAAGATTTTCTTTCTCTTGGAGAGCCAATCAAGGTCGGACACCATAGTGAGAAACGGCATCGAAAAGCGATTAATGATGCTTGGAACAATATGGGAAAAAGTGTTGAATTTAGCGACAAGGCTGCCGAACACGAAAGAATTGCCAAATATTGGGAAGAAAAGGCAAACACTATCAATCTTTCTATGCCGGAAAGTATCGATTTCTACGAACACAAGTTAGAGAAAGCGAAAGAATACCATGAGGGATTGAAATCCGGCAAATATCTGCGTGAGCACTCCTATTCTCTCGCTTATGCCAAGAAAGCAGTTAATGAAGCACAAAAGAATTACGAATTGGCTAAAAAACTATGGGGAGATTTAGAGAAAGTATAATTGCAAAATTTGAAAATATAAGTATGAAAAAGGTAATTGGGAAAATATATATCTATAAGGTACTACCACCTTATAAGAATTGGTACAGTATCACGACTGATGACGGGCTAAATCGTAGTAATATTGTAATTGTTGGGAAAAAGCAATTATTGAAAGTCGCTTTAGCCTTGATTGTTATGGCTATTTTTAATAAAAGGACTACTATAAATAAATTCAAATCTAATATCCAATGAAAAATGTAACGAAACTCGCTAAAAAGTCCGCAGGGCTTAGCCAAAAATGTTCGATTTGCCCACTTATGCAAAGATGCACTTTAGAAATCCATAGAGCTTGTTTTGACAGCTTTGTAGAGGGTTTCAAGAAAGGAGTCAAAGAGGCAGAAAAGGAAATAAACAAGAAATTCAAATCGGAACAGATATGAGTGAAAATAAGAAACCATGTCCTCAATTTCCATATTGGGGCGCAAGTTATCCCGATGCGTGCTGCGTTGATGGTATATTACAAGATTTAGACTACTGTGATGAGAATGGTAATCTTTATGATAAGGGAGAAGATGTTCCCTGCCCATTTTGCCGGACAGAAGAATTTATAGAGTATGACCCGTTTAGTTGGGTTGACCATTTTTGTGAGGATATGGAGGAGAACGGTGATACTATCACTGATTCAATGGAGCAGCTTGCTAAACAAAAGGCAAGGCAAGCCTATATTGATTGGATTGACAAAATGAAGGAAAGATATTCGTAAAAATATAGAAATGCGTGAAATCAAGAATCTAAAAATAGGCGAATTATTCTCTATTCGCAAAAATGGAGCAATATATGAGTTTCTCGGATATTGTCCGATAGAAAATCTCCCTATTGCTTTTAATCGCAATAAGCATGAAACAGTATATTTTGAAGATGAAAATAAAAAAGTTCATATAGCATGAAGATAATTGTTAGTTTTTCCGGTGGTAAGGATTCGCAAGCCTGTTTAATCCAGGCTGCCAATAAATATGGAGCCGATAAAATAGAAGCTGTATTTTGTGATACAGGTTGGGAGCATCCCGATACTTATCAACATATTAGTAACGTGTGCAAACAACTTGATGTCAGATTAGTAATTTTGAGAAGTAAGAAATATACTGATTTTGTGGATATGTCTATCAAACGTTCCCGGTTTCCGTCTTCCCAAAGAAGGTTTTGCACCTCTGAATTAAAAATAAAGCCGATGATTGATTATATTCTCTCACTTACTGAACCTTGCTTGATAATTCAAGGTATTCGAGCAAAAGAAAGCGAAGAACGCGCCAAACTCCCTTATGAGTGCAACTACTTCGGAGAATATTTCGAACGGGTGAAAAAGAATCGTAAAGGAAAGGCTGTTGAGGTATGGAAGCAAGATTATCGTAGAAAAGATGTACTTAAATGGTGCGAACATTATGATGCCAGTGTTTCCCGCCCAATCTTCCAATGGTCAGCACAAGAAGTTATAGACCTGATCCTTTCTGCTGGACAAAATCCAAATCCTTTATATTATCGTGGATTTTCCCGCGTTGGTTGCTATCCCTGTATTATGTGCAGGAAGCAAGAGGTCAAGCTAATCTCTCAAGAAGAGTTTGGGCGAAGTCGCTTGATAGATGCCGAACGACGAATGAAAGAAGAAACCCCAAAGGGTTCGTCTTTCTTCTCACCGGGCTACATCCCTAATCGTTTCTGTAAAAATAAGACTTATCCAACAGTAGAAGAAGTTTTCGAGTATGTAAACCGGAAAGATGCCGGTATGGATGATATGTTTGAACCTGAAGGTGGATATAGCTGTATGAGCCTTTATCATGGGCTTTGTGAATAGAGATTTAATTGCCGTCAATAACAAAATTACAAAGAAATTTATAGGTGGAATGGAAAAACAAATTATCAGATTGTCAAAAGCAGTATTAAACAGAGACTTTAGACAGAAAAAGAGCATCTTTTGTTCAATGGTATTACGACTAATGGATACCGAAGAATACGCAAACGATTACTGCAATGCGCTTAACCTTGTTCTTGAGTTATTTCCAGAAGTTGATAGGAGAAAATTAGAAAAAGAATTGAATAAATACGTTTGATTAATCAGAACGAATGACGAAAATGACTAAAGAAAAATGTATTATATGCGGAAAAGAAACTGTATCGGTCATTAAGACTGATGCCGGCTATATCTGCTATAACTGTTATGCCGAGCAAAAGAATCCATCCAAAAGAAAAAGGAAGAAAAACAACGAGGAAGAACGTATGCAATGCAAGTTCTTTGAAGAAGTGGAAAAGCTATTCCCCAAGTTGCCCAATAAGCTTCTCTTCGCTGTTCCGAATGGTGGAAGCCGCCATATAAGGGAAGCCGCCAACCTCAAACGGCAAGGTGTAACTTCCGGCGTATCCGATGTTATCCTACTAATCCCAAAGAAAGGCTACGCTTCGCTATGTATAGAGTTTAAGACAAAGAAAGGTATCCAATCGGAAGAACAAAAAGAATTTCAAAGGCAAGCGGAAAACTGCCGAAATAAGTATGTTATTGCCCGCAGCGTCAAACAAGGCATTGACGCACTAAAGGAATATCTGCTATAAAGGTAAGGGGGTAGCTATTCTGATATGCACCCCCTCACTACTATTTTGAGACTTTTATAAATTCATTGTAATCAATCTTTGTGTTGGGATTAAAATTAACCAATTCCAGTTTATACCCCTTTGTGCCCCAACTCCACCACAAGAATTTTCGTTTTGGGATTCGATGAACAGCAGCCGCCAGACTATCACGAATATTATAATAAACCGTAGAATCCTTGAAACAAGCTATCACATGAGACCATTTGCTATTAACCTCTAAACAATCCGGCCTGTCCGGAAGTGGATGCCAACGGTCTGCATAGATTGTTTCCGTTGAATGAATCCCGGTTTTAACCAAAGCCTCAAGATGCTTGTTTTTAATGCCGAGTTCTTTTATTGTTTGAGCATCATCGGCACGATACTCTTTCAGCTCATCAATAGTCAAGTTCAATGCCGACACAGAAACTGCATTTAAACTATCCCGAATTTTATAGGACTTTATGTCTTTCATTAAGATTGCAATATTACCGGATTGACGCTCGCATTCCTTTTGCAGCTTCCGATTATATTTAATCAAGCCAATAGTAACAGATACCAGTGCTACTAAACCTATAAACAACCATTTTTTCATATAATCTTAGGTCTTAAGATAATTAGCTATTCCAATGGCATGAGCCTTTACAATTCGCGCTTTCCCATCAGCGGAAAGTAAGAATTCAACATCTTCCTTATTATCCTGAAAAAAGTTTTCGGTAAGAACTGCCGGACATTTCGTTTTCTGCAAGATGTAGAAGTTTTCTTCCCAGTCAGGGTCTTTATCCGACCAATCGCTGCGTATTTTTGTCCCTGTCGGAAAGCATTCTGCAGCCGATGCGTACAGACATGATGCTAATACATCGGCTTTTGTGCTTCCCTTGCTCGTGTAAGCAGACCAGCCTCTTGCTTGCATCCAATCTATTCCAGAACCTGCGGCATTACAATGAATAGAAATCAAGATTACATTAGATGTACCCAATCTGCCACAAATCTCATTCACACGCCGGCATCGCTCTGATAGTGGAACATCTATTGTCTCCCTTACAACCCTTTCAGCATCAATACCCATTTTGCCTAATTCCAGAACAAGCATATCTGCAATTTCACGAGTCCAAGCATATTCCCGCAATTTTCCATCAGGAGAGCGCTTGCCCTTTGTATTCTCACCGTGGCCGTTATCAATTAGTACTTTCATTTTCTTTCAACTTTAGTTTTAATCTGTTCAATTAAATCTTCTGCATCCTTACTGCTAATACATTTTACTATCTTTTGTGCCATATCGGCTACATCGGCAGCATGAGACTTCTTTTTGCGGCTATTTTCCAATACCGAGCGACCTTCTATGCAGATAATACCCATTGTTATCAAAATCATACAATAAGGAGCTACATACCAAGAAATGAACAGTCCTAAGACATCGACCATTGTACCGAATATCAATACACGGAAATAATCAACCACTTTAGCTACAGTTCTCCTTAACCCCTTACTATCAATTTTTTCTTTATTTACTCTTGCCGCATCAATGCCACTCCACATATCCACGAATGAAGAAACGACAATAAAGATACAGCATGTAAACAGTACGATTGCATACAAGCGTAAGTCTGCAAACTTTATCCCACCTATCTGTTCAATCACTTCGACCATTAGAATACAGTATTAATTATCCATGAAAAAACATAAGCAACACCAATAACAAGGTCTGCTAAATAAGCGCCACGTAAAGTTGCCTTAACATCTTTCTCATCAGGAATATCATCCTGCGCTTCTTTCCATTTTGCCGCAATGTAAGCGCATCCTGTACCAATAGCAGCACCAGCCAATACCGGAACAAACTTATTTCCAAACAAGAATACAGCAACCAACACACAAATAGCCACAATCAAGAGACCAACCAAGCCGTGAATAATTTTATCCCAGCCATACTTTTCTACCAAATCATTACTCGCTTTCATAAACTCTTTTCTCCTAAAATATAAGCCAAGAGAGAAATTGAAGCATAAAAAAAGCAGCCGGAATTCGACTGCTTTAACTTTTAATGATTATCTTTGCAACATCTCACTTACTAATGCGCATTATTTGCGCAGCAACTAAAAATAAAGCTCGTAGTGCGAACGAGGGTATCTGCCCCCGGTCGTGCGCTACGAGCGTTTTTAGTTAAAAGTAGGTGAGATGATTTTTAACAGGCCGGGGGCTTTTTTCTTTCCTTCCCCCAAAAAAGGAATATTCACATACTATTCAACTTGATATTTATTCAGACTGAACGTATCTTTCTTTTTCCAACCGTCAGCAAGCGTTTTTTGGATATGCAACATGACTTTTGTATAGAAGTCTGTCAATTCCTCCAATGCCGAAAACTTCCGATAAACGGGCGTTTCATCCGTACCAAACTTGAATACAACCGGAAGGGTTGCACCATTTGTCTGTACGGCCAAATCGTATGCAGCTTTGTAGTTGAACTGATTTTCTCTTGAAAGCCATACCTGCACACCCTCGTATGAAAATCCTTTCAAAATAGTTTCGTCCACCTTCTGGTTATACCAATCCATAATCAAAGCCTTAACTACTTCATCTGACGGTCTGCCATTCAGGAGCTCCGCTTCCATATAGTCGGCGGAACCGTCTTCATGTTCTTGGATATCCCAACGGACACGCCATTTATTCTTTGCCGGACTGACACATTCTATCAGTTTCACATCGGCTGTACCTTCTACTCTTTTCATCTTAACTGAATACATACTTGGTTCTACCTTTCCCGAAAGTTTCCGTCTTGATGGTGGTCTCAAACGGAAAACCGTCAGGGATTTCTTCAATCTGTTTGAGGATATTTTTCATTTCCTCACTGTTGGTAAAGAACTTTTTGGGTTCGCCGTTCTGCTCTATGGCCACAATACAACGGTCCTCGCCTTGTTCAGTCTTTATTCCCATCTCAAAATCCTTGACTATGATAGGAAGGTTTACCAACTCACGGATACTTACCACCGTACCCGAAAATCGCTTCTTACCGTCTTCCGGCTTGTAAGCGACATTTAAATCTTTAAATGATTTCATTTTTTTGCCTGTTAATTTATAATACAACTTATTACAATCAGCGTGTTTCGTCATGCCGTAGAAACTGGCAATCAGTTCCCGCCTCCTTTTTCTACTTTTTACCTCGTGCATCTTCCGAGCAAACTTCTGTTTGATACGTTTTCTCAATCCTACATAGTTAGGGCGAATAACATAGCCAAGAAAATCAATACCTTCCTCTACCGGAAATACCCCTTCATTAGGCTTGATTTCCAAATCTATTTTCTTCATTTGCTCATGAATAACATCACGAATCTTCCACAATTCCGCTTTCGTTTTACCGAGCACGACACCGTCATCACAATAGCGGTAGTAATAACGGATACCGTACTTATCTTTCAAAAAATGATCTAAATAAACAGACAGGAGCAAGTTTCCCGCCCCCTGCGAACTGCGCAGTCCGAAACTGATACCTTCCGGCAGCAGCTTAACAAACCGTTCCAGTAAAACCAATAGCCTTTCGTCCTTGAACACCCTGCGGAAGCACCACATCACAAAATCCTGCCGCACGTTATCATAGAACCTGCAGATGTCGAACTTGTAAGCATATAACGTGCCTTCCGGGTCTTTTTGCAGATCGGTACGTATGCGATTCATCAGGTCATGTGTGCCACGCCTTTTGATACTTGCTCCGGTTGTCCGAATATAGCGTTTCTGCAAATGACGGTCTACAACATTCATTACAGCAAACACAGCAATACGGTCTTTCATAGAAAGTATCTGTAAAGTACGTTTCTTACCGTACTCCTCAATCTCTCTTTCATGGTAACCGCCAAGCTGGAATGAACCATCCGCAATAGCAGTCGTAAGTTCAATGATGATTTCCTCCCTATGAGCGAGTAAATATCGTCCTTGCTTTGACCTTTTACGATTTGTACCACGCAGTACTGTATCGAATGCCTCCGACATATTGGAGTATTCGATAATTTCCTCGATGATATATCCTTCCCTGCGCATACAAATTCAGCTATTGGTTAATAAACATGGAAGATAAGGGCCTTCCTTTCCCCGGGTCTGACTTCTTCGAACTGATAACAGCCTACCAAACTCCACCCGACGCGTGATTTTTCAGCTTTCCACCTTTAAAGGTGCTATTGCTGCGGCTTGTTTCCCTCGGCTCCGCCTTGGGGACACGTCCCCGTGCTGTACGCCGATTTATTAGATTTCCAGACGGGAACCGACATTCGTATTCGAATTCGACGCATCGTTATTCGTATTCGCATTCGATACACCACCATTCGCATTCGCATTGTTGTACCCACGATAAACCACACGGCTTATAGGAAACTCCACCTTTTTAATTACAAAGGTATTACTTTTCATCTGAAAACTGTTTTAAATAATATTTTCGACGGGCTTACGCCCGTTTTTATTTTGCATCACTTCACATAAGCGAGAACGAAGCCGCTTTTCGCTTTGTCGCTTCGCTCCCGCTTTCGATTAAGCTATTTCGGACAACGCCTTATACGCTTCCACGCTTTCCGCCTTGACGAGCCGACCGCGGAAGGCCAGACGGGAACCGACACTCGCATA